AGACCTAAACTACAAATTTTTAATACGTGTGTTAATGTTATAAAAGAACTTCAAGGGATTCCTCTTTCTAAAAAGAATCCTGAGGATGTAGATACCAATGCACCAGACCATGCGTATGATGCATTAAGATATTTAATTATGAGTAGACCAAGACTTGACGATCCTTTTGATACAATGTTACGAATTAAAAGACAAGCATATAACCCTTCTGATACAGAATTTGGATATTAAATAAATGGCAGAAAAAGAAAACAACACAAATACTTTTTTAGGTGCAGATAGCATCTATGAAGATGTTGAGAATGAACACGGTAAAACATTAAAGCTTGAATATGAACAATCTAAAAATCTTGTAGGTTTAATTAAGTCTCGTTTTAATTCGTGTGAAACTGCAAGAAAAGCAGACGAAGCACGTTGGCTAACCTCCTATCAAAACTTTAGAGGTTTATATGGCAAGCGTGTTAGATTTAGAGAAAGTGAAAAATCTAGAGTTTTTATAAAAGTTACAAAGACTAAGACAATAGCTGCTTATGGTCAATTAGTAGATGTCTTATTCGGCTCTGGGCAATTTCCGCTATCGGTTAAAGAAACCAAAATGCCAGAAGGCATTGCAGGAAAAGCTCGTGTAACCATGAATACTTCTCCTATGAGCATCGAAGCCCCACAAGGTCTAGGAGATGTGGAGGTAGAACAAGACGCTGAACCACAGAGTAACCCTTTCGATGTCGGTTACGAAGGCGATGGAAATGTTCTACTGCCCGGAGCTACCTTTAAAGAAGGTGAAAATTTCTTAGGTTCTTTAGCAGATAATTACACAGACCAGCAAGGTAGAGTAGTTCTTGAAGCAGGACTGTCAGCAATTCCACAAGTTGCTGAGATTAGTCCAGCACAAAAAGCTGCACGCAACATGGAAAAATTAATCCATGACCAACTCGAAGAATCCAATGGTGTATCAGAATTAAGAAATGCTTTGTTTGAAGCAGCCATGTTAGGTACAGGTATTATTAAAGGACCATTTAGTTTTAATAAAACATTACATCGTTGGGATAAAAAAGGCGAAGAAAGAGAATATAATCCTATACAAGTAAGGGTTCCGCGTGTAGAGTTTGTAAGCTGTTGGGATTTTTATCCTGATCCAAATGCTACATCAATTGAAGAATGTGATTTTATTATACACAGACATAAGTTTAACAGAAGTCAATTAAGAGGATTAAGAAATCTTCCATACTTTGACAAAGATGCAATTAGAAATACATTAAGTGAAGGACCTAATTACGAAGAAAAGTATTTTGAAAACCAACTTAATGAAGACAATAACTCAGAAGATTACAGTACAGACCGCTACGAAATATTAGAATATTGGGGAATTATGGATGCAGACTACGCACGAGAAGTAGGCATTGATCTTCCAGACTCAATAGACGATTTAGATGAAGTGCAAATCAATGCATGGACTTGTGGTAGTATGTTATTAAGAGCAGTTATTAATCCATTCACTCCACCACAAATTCCATATCACGCATTCCCTTACGAAAGAAATCCATATAGTTTCTTTGGTATTGGAGTACCTGAGAACATGGCAGACTCTCAACAAATTATGAATGGACATGCACGCATGGCTGTTGATAACTTAGCACTTGCAGGTTCATTAGTCTTTGATGTAGACGATTCTGCATTAGTCGGTGGACAGTCTATGGAAATATATCCGGGTAAAATATTTCGCAGACAAGCTGGTATGCCGGGACAAGCCATACACGGATTAAAGTTTCCAAACACAGCACCAGAAAATATGATGATGTTCGACAAGTTTAGACAACTTGCAGACGAACAAACAGGAATACCTTCATACTCACACGGACAAACAGGTGTGCAAAGTATGACAAGAACAGCATCAGGCATGTCAATGTTACTAGGTGCTTCAAGTTTAAATATTAAAACGGTTGTTAAGAACATTGATGATTTTCTTTTAAAACCTTTAGGTGAATCATATTTCCATTGGAACATGCAGTTTATAGAAGAAGACTTAGACACTGTTGGAGATTTAGAAATTAATGCAATGGGTACAAGTAGTTTAATGCAGAAAGAAGTGCGAAGTCAACGATTGACTATGTTCTTACAGACTGCACAGAATCCTACAATTGCACCATTTATTAAAGTATCAAAACTAATTAGCGAACTAGCACATACTCTAGACTTAGATCCTGATGAAATACTCAACGATCCTGAAGAGGCTGCTATCGCTGCACAAATAATAGGAATGCAAAATGCTCAACAAGAAACTAGCGCAGAAGATCCGACCGCTAACCAACAACAAACTGCTATGGGAGGCACTCCTCCAGCACCTAGCCAACCTCAAGAACTCGGAGCTACAGGCACTGGTGGTGGCAACATCGGAACAGGAAATGTACCGCAGTCAGGGGAAGATCAGTTCTCTGGCACGCTTAGAGCAGCTAAAGGATGATATAGAAATAGTTATTAAAGAGGGAGACAATGTTTAAAAGAAGAATGCAATATAACCAAGGAAGCGGTTTTCAAATGACACCTGCAGGAGGAGTCTACATGCCTTCAGTAGAGGCTATAGGATCTGCAGTAGGAAGCGGTATTAGTGCAGTAGTAAATGAATTAGGGAATCCTGCAGTCTTGGCAGGCTCACAAGGAATTGCAACCAATATTAATAAGCCTCCTGCAAAAGAAGCTCCTGCACAACTTCCAGACTATCAAGTTGCTGCTCCTAGAGCAGTAGATAGGATGTCAGCAGGAACTACAGGTGCAATGGCTGTGCAACGAATGGCTAGTGGTGTAGGTGCGCATCCGGGTGGTGCAGGTCGTGGTAAAGGTGCAGGTGGTTCGTTAGGACAAGAATCAAGACAGGCTATGAAAAGAAAAAGATTATCAAAACGAATAGCAAATAGAAAAGCAAAAGGTAAAGATCAAATTCAACTTTCATCGGATGCACCAAAGGTAAGAGATGATCAAGATTATGCAGAAGGTGGAAGAGTTGAAAAAGCCTTTGGTGGTCTTATGTCTGCAGTAAAAAGAGCTGTAAAGGTTGGCAAGCCTGTTGAGCTTAGAAAGGTTATGTATAAGAACTATCAGGAAAAATTAAAAATCCAATCTGATCTACACGAAATGGAAATGAATTCTGGTTATTTTACAGACAACATAAATCAAGATGAGTATTACCAATCGTATATGGATGATTACCCTTTAATGCTTAATAAAGCAGACATGGATTCTTATTTTACTAAAGCAGAAAAAAGAAAATATTCTAAGTTAAAAGATCAATTTATACAAATAGAAAATGCAGAATCAGACTTAAATTACAAAATGAGAACTCTAGGAGAAGAACCTTTTTATTATTCATCTTTTGAAAGAAGAAGACGTGAAAATATTCCTACAGGAAGCCGTAGAGAACAGAAAGAAAATAAAAGATTTTTAAACATGTATGGCGATGATGAGTATGATGCCATGATGTATGACAAGTTTGCAGAACGTGGAACCAGAGAACCATACCAAGAAGGCGGTGCAGCCATGACTAATAAAAACACATGGGCAAAAACACCTATTGAAAAAAGAAAAATGTATCAAGAAGGCGGTAATATGGACTCACAAATGGTAGATATGATGGAAGGTCCAACACACACAATGCCTGATGGTACAGTAATGCCGGGAGCAACTCACGGTGAGTATGAGCAGGGATTAGCAGAAGGACAAGCCGAAGACATGACACAAGAAGGAATGGTTCCTGATGCACAAATGGAAGAAGATTTTGTAGACTATGTTGTAGAGTCTACATTAGAACCCGAAGACACAATGTATTTACAAGAAGCACTCGAAGCTGATCCAAGATTAAGTGAGATCTTTGATCAAGTAATAGAGACTGCTTCAGAATTTTCTGGTTCTGGACCTGTTGAAGGTCCGGGATCCGAAGTTTCCGATTCGATACCCGCAAGGTTATCGGATGGGGAATTCGTTATAACGTCCAAAGCTACAGAGGAAATTGGTCCTGATAACCTACAAGGTATGATGGAACAAGCCGAAATGGATGCGGATGTTAGACGAGCAGAAGCCGAAGGCGGTTATATAAATGAAGAAGAAGATACGGCAATGGTTAATCCTATGCAGCGAACTGTAAACCCTACAGAACGTGAAATGAGGAAATTACAATTAGCTGCTAATCCTCGGACTCAGTATAGAACTGTCTACGGTTAAACCGATAGAGCCACTTACTTATAGTAACCCTCTATCAAACTATAACCTTTAGCTACTTTGCAAGTCAAACCCTTATCAAGAAGACGTTCTTGTAATAAGCCACTTTGAAGATAGCGCAAACCCTATAAGGAGAAAACAATGGCAGAAGTTGAAAATACACAGGAAACTGTGGAAGAAACCAACCCCAATCCGTATAATCAAAGGAAACCTTGGCATACGGAAGATGTCATGCCTGAAGAAAGCGAAACTGCAGGAAGTTTATTTGTTGCACCTCAACCTAAAAAGGTAGAAGGCGACCAGCAAATTGAAGAACAACCTGTATCTAAAGATAAAGCTTACTCCAAGCCTGACTATAAAAAAAGATACGATGATCTCAAAAGACATTATGATACAAAACTAAACGAGTTCAGAACTAGAGAACAAGAGTTAGCAGGTAAAGTGCAACAAGCACAGCCTGTGTATGAAGCTCCTAAATCATTAGAAGAATTAGAACAGTTTAAAAATGAATATCCTGATGTTTATGAAGTTGTCGAAAGTGTTGCTCACTTACAGAGTGAAGATAAAATGAAAAGCATAACCGATAAGGTTGCAATCATTGAAGCTCGTGAACAAGAAGTTATGAGACGCGAAGCTGAAAAAGACTTGATGGAAAAACATCCTGACTATTCAGACTTACGTAACAATGATAACTTTCATGTTTGGGCAGAAACTCAACCTGAAGAGATACAAGATTGGATTTATAATAATCCTAATAATGCATCTCTAGCGAGCAAGGCTATTGATCTTTACAAAATGGAAGTAGGTTCTCAACAACAACAAAAGCCGAGTTCACGTAATCAGGCAAAAGCGTCTGAAATGGTGTCTACTAAAACGACAGCCGTTGAAGCGAAAGAGCCTAAAATATGGACTCAAGAAGAAATCTCTGATCTATCTATGGATGAATTTGATCGTTATGAAAAAGAAATTGATCAAGCAATCATTGAAGGTAGAGTAAGAGGATAATATTAACCCTTTAATATAAGAGGAAACTAAAATGGCTTATAATCAATCCGATGCTTTATTCGAGCAATCAACTGATACTAATGGCAACTTTGGTAACTCCGTAAGTGGGCAAAATAATAGCTTCTTCATGCCGAAGGTTTATTCCAAGAAGGTACTTAACTTTTTTAGAAAAGCCTCAGTAGTTGAAGCAATTACAAACACCGATTATTCTGGTGATATATCTGCTTTCGGAGATACAGTCCGAATTATTAAAGAACCTGAGATTACTGTTTATCAGTATGAAAGAGGTGCTGACGTAACGCAAACTAAATTAACAGACCAAGAGCTTACTCTTACTGTTGATATTGCCAACGCTTTTAAATTCATCGTTGATGATATTGAGAAATCAATGTCTCATGTGAACTTTAAAGAAGTTGCTAGTTCGTCTGCTGCTTATGCATTAAAAGATGCATTTGATGCAGGTGTAATTGCAGAAATGTTTGCAGGCGCGTCTACTTCTTCACCTGATCATGTAATCGGTTCAGACAGCTCAACCGCTGATACCACCTTAACTCATGCAACCAACTCTGTTGACTTGCTCGGTTCTGATGGAACTGGTGTTGATGCTGTTGACCTTATGGCTAGAATGGCAAGACTACTAGACGATCAAGATATTCCTGAAGAAGGAAGATGGTTCGTTGCTGGTCCTTCGTTTTACGAAGAACTTGCTAAGTCTAGTTCTAAGTTGATGTCAGTTGACTACAACGCAGGTCAAGGTTCTTTAAGAAATGGATTAGTGTCAAGCGGAAAGCTACGTGGTTTTGATATGTACAAGTCTAATAATATCGCTGCAACATCAAATGCAACTGGTAAAGTATTAGCAGGACATATGAGTTCTACGGCTACTGCTCAAGCTATAACATCAACTGAGGTTCTTCGTGATCCTGATTCTTTTGGTGATATAGTAAGAGGTCTTCATGTTTACGGTGCTAACGTACTTAGATCTGAAGCTTTAGTATCTGCTTTTTTCGTAATTGACTAATCGTTAATTAAAGCAATAAAATGGTGTGTGGGAAGAGAATTTTATGTTCATCTTCCCCATACTTAAGAGGTAAACAATATGCCACAACTAGGAAACGAACAAAGTCCTGTAGTTTTTAAAAATAAGAAAAAAGGAAACAGGAAGTTAATAAGCGCAAGCAGTAGGATGACTGCTCAAGAAAGAAAAACATATAATAAGAATTGGGATAACATCTTTGGAAAACCCCAAAAGAATTTTAATAGACAGAAAGGCTGATGGCAACTACATATTTACAAAGTACAAATGAACTGCTTAGAGAAGTAAATGAAATCGTATTAACCTCTAGTAACTTTGCAAGTGCAATAGGCATTCAACAACACGCAAAGGATTGTATTAATAGAGCCTATAACGATATTGTAACTTCAGAACCACGCTGGTCTTTCTTAGCTGCAAACGAAAGTGGATCAACAGATCCTTTTTATGGTAATACATATGTTGAAACCGTTGCAGGAACAAGGTGGTACGAATTAAAAGAATCTTCTAGTTCGTTGACAACAGACTATGGTGCAGTAGACTGGAACGATTTTTATTTAACAACAATAGGAGTAAGCGGAGCTTCTGCACCTTACACAAGTAAGAATTTAAAGTTTGCTACGCTTGAAGATTGGAAAGATTTTAGAAGGGAGGCTGAAAACGTAGACGATGCAGACTCTCAGACTTGGGGAGAACCTAATGTGGTTTTCAGAAGCCCAGACGGAAGGAAGTTTGGAGTAAGTCCAATTCCTAAAGAAGTCTACAGAGTTTGGTTTTTTGCTTACAGTTTACCAACAGCATTAAGCGCACACGGAGATGAAATTGTATTTCCTGATGTATATGTTCCTGTGTTAATTGCAAGAGCAAGATACTACATGCATCAGTTTAAAGAAAATATGCAGGCTGCAGCTTTTGCACTGGATGATTATAAAAAAGGACTGAGACAAATGAAATCTAATATGTTGAGTCCTGCACCGAAATATATAACAGACGATAGAGTTAGAGTAGTTTAATAATGCCAGCCAGTCAACCATATACAGTTCCTTGCATTGGAGGTTTATATAAATCATCAAACGCAATTGATTTATTAAGAACTCCGGGAGCAGCCACAGAACTAAGAAACTTTGAAGTTTCTACAGAAGGTGGGTATAGACGTATAAATGGTTTTACTAAACTTGGTACTACAAACGCAGTACAGCCNTCAGGAAGCAGNGATACACTACTAGGTGTCACACCTTATGGAGATGGTGTTGTAGTTTGTGTAGGAACAAACATTTATTTTAGTCTTGATGGAATTACATGGCTACAAATAAACAGAAGTTCAGTATCAGGCAGTGGCGATAACTATTCAACTTTTACAGGTAGAAGTGCTTTAGCTAGAACATCGCAAGGACAAATTAGTTTTTCTATGTTTGATGGTGCAACGTATGATTTTGGGTTGCTTATAATAGCAGACGGAGTAAACGAGCCTTATTATTTTAGAATGGAAGGTACAGGTAATTTAAGTACTAGAACCTACTATTCAGGAGAAATTACTGTAAACAGTACTAAAGGTGTTAAATATGTAACAGTACATGACAAACACTTAATAGCTGCAGGAGTAGAAGATAATTTAAATACTGTTTACTATAGCGGAACTTTAGATCCGACAGACTTTACAAGCACTGGTTCAGGCAGTATTGTTATAGAAGATCAAATTTCAGGTATAAAGAGTTTTCGTAACGAGTTATTTATATTTTGTGAAAACTCAATATTTAAATTACAGAATATAAACGATTCTAATAGTATAA